CGGAGAACGACGGGCTGACTGTTGAAGATTGGAAAGCGTGGTTTACTGGAATAACATTCGACAAGCCGCTGCCGATCATACACTTTACCAAATTTAGATATTGATTATAAACCATTAAAATTTACGATTATGCAAGACGTAGAGAAAAGTTTAAAACCTCTTCAAGAGGGAATTATTAAAGAATCCGGATTAGAAGTACTTCACAACAACTTGAAGTCAGAAGAAAAACCGACTACAGTAAAACTGAATCCGGCAATCATTGTTCCGGTCCCATTGAAACGAAAACGATTAAGCGATGAATTGATTGAGGAACTGAATGCCACCTACGAACGTCCGGCCATCTGTAAAGATAAACATGGAGAGTACAAAGAAGGTGCTTTCCTACACGGTTCCAATTTGGTTATGACAAGTATATTAGAAGGACGTTGGCATCTGACTGTGAAATCAGATAAACCGCTTTCAATCTATGAAGTAAAAGCTGCACGGTATAAGTTTATTCCGGACGATGCTTACATGACACTTGTTTTCCCAAAAAGGTCAGAACTTGAAAAGTTTACTTCTCCACACAGTATGCAAATGATAGAGATTCAAGTCACCCAAAAAGAATAATTTTTGAGAGGGGGGGACTATAGGGGGGGAGAGGTGGTATTTTGTATAGTTTAAAAAGATAGTTTGAAGATGATTAAAAAATACGCTTTTGTTATCGGCATAGATACCGGAGTAAATACCGGAGTTGCCACATGGAATGTTACTGCAAGAAAGTTTGAGTTGATAAAGACTACCGCAATTCATAAAGCAATGATGTATGTGATAGAAATGTATAAAACGTACGGAGGAAGTATGTTAGTTCGTGTTGAAGATGCGCGATTAAGAACATGGTATCAATCTAGTTATAAGACAAGAGAAGAAGAAAGGGAAATGCTGCAGGGGGTTGGATCAGTTAAACGTGATGCTAAGATATGGGAGGACTTTCTAACTGATATTGGTATACCCTTTGAAATGATTCATCCTAAGGATTCAATAACTAAAGTCAATGCTCTGACATTCAGGAATATAACTAAATACGATAAACCGACGAATGAACATTCTCGTGATGCTGCGATGCTTGTGTTTGGGTATTAGACAGTAGGTTGATATTGGATATTGTGCGTTTATTAGACGATTTTTCTTTTAAAGATACGTTTAATAAACGCACTTTCTTTATATTTGCCAAGTAGTTACAGATGTTACATCTTAAAAATTAGTGTGAAAATGGAAGGATTATCAAGTTTAGAGGGTTGGGCTCTGATTGCGACATACTTTGTTGCTATGATGATGCTCGTTGTGTTCCTACGAAAACACAAAAAGACGAAAGAAGAATTTTTGGTTGCTAACCGATCTATGCCGTGGTTGCTTACAGCTTTTTCAATGGCTGCTACTTGGGTGTGGGCTCCGTCGATGTTTGTTGCATCGGAAAAAGCATATACGCAAGGTTTAGCCGGTGTGTTTTGGTTTGTAGTTCCGAATGTTCTTACATTGATTCTGTTTGCTTTCTTTGCCAATAAGATGCGTAAGCTCCGGCCGGATGGTTGGACATTCTCGGATTATATTCGTGAGAAGTATTCGAAACGTTGCCATAATCTGTATCTCATTGAATCGTTCGGGCTGCAGACGATGAGTTTTGCCGTTCAGTTGCTGGCCGGAGCAACCATCTTTTCAAAGATTACAGGAATATCGTTTACAGCAACTACTATTGTCATGGCTGTATGCCCGCTTTTGTACACATTTGCAAGCGGGATTCGTAGCAGTATCGTTACTGACTTCTGGAAGATGCTTTGGATCGTGATTGTTTTATTGCTTGGATTGCCTATAATGTTTTCAAGTGCCGGACCGAATGCACTGTTTAATGGTCTAGGTGGTATCACTGGAGATTTTGGTAGTTTATTCTCTGCTACCGGAATAATGGTGGCCCTGTCTTTTGGTATTCCTACAACAATCGGTCTGTTGTCCGGAACCTTCGGGGACCAGATGTTCTGGCAGCGGGTGTTTTGTGTGAAAGCTGACAAAGTGAAGCGCACAATGATAACCGCTGCCTTTATTTTTGCCGCTGTACCTATTTCTTTGGCTGTATTTGGCTTTTTTGCAGCCGGAACAGGTTTGGCTATATCCGACACACAACTGACAAATGTAGGGGCTGTGATGGCTTTCTGTCCTAAATGGTTCTTATACCTGTTCTTTGTGCTTATACTTTCCGGACTGATATCAACCGTTGATAGTATTATTTGCGCAGTGAGTTCCGTTGCCGGACATGACGTAGTGAAACGGTTATCCATGAATGAGAAATGGCATGGTCGGATTCAGAAGAATATTTTTCTTTTTATCCTTTTTGCCAATGAAGTACGGGCAGCCCGATTCGCTATGATTGTTGTTACTATCATCGCTATTCTGATAGCAAACATTCCTGGTCTAACGATTTTATATCTTTTCTTGCTGTATGGGACCCTACGTTCCTCGGTAATGCTCCCAACGGTGTTCGCTATTCTCGGCAAAAGAATGAGCGAAAGAGGGCTGTTTTACGGCATCCTAACGAGCATGATTGTAGGTTTACCAATATTCGCTTATGGGAACTTCACAGGTAACATTCCGATGATCGTATTCGGTTCTCTTTTCACCATCCTGGCATCAGGGATTATGGCAGTTCGTCGTAAACCTTTGCAGCGTGGCTCAATGGAAGTGGCTATAAAGATAGACCGAACCGATATGGACAAACGTATTGCAGAGATAAAAGCGGTACATGGTGAATACTTAGCTTGTGCAGAAAAGATGGAAGCTCACATTCGTACATTTAGAGCATTGACCGAATCTGCAAGAGGAACAGCAAGGGATATAAGAAAATCAGTTTCTCAATACAAACGGTTACAGGGGAAGAAGTCACTGAATAGAAAAAAATCACGTAGAAAATGAGAAAGCTATTTATCATCATTACATTGATTGTTGTGTCGTTGGTAGCCAGAGCGCAAGTTTACGACGGTATTACTCAACCAACCAAGTTCCGGATATTCATGCCGGTTACTACTTCTCTGCATGGTAACGGTTCTACCGTTGCTCCTTTTGTCGGCTATCGGGCAGATGTTGCGAAGTGGTTATCTGTTACTCAGGTGTTGCAGTATAACATGACATCCGAAGCTGTTTCCTTTGGCGCATGGCTGAATGTGAACTATCAGCAACGGTTTTATCTTTTGGCACGTTCAACGTACAATACGAAAGAAAAGATGTTCACCGAAACATTGTCCGGTACTATAAAACTCCCTGCTGGGTTCATGATCGATGCGACTTGGGATAATTTGTACAATGGTCGGAAGTTCATGGACGGTGACCGTCTGCAGGTGCTTGGAGGTCTGGATTATGGACGATTCGTTTTTAATGCCGGATATTCTATGCGTGCGCTGCCTGGATTCGTGACAAACATCCGGTTTAGGGTGACAAAGTATAATTGGCTACAACTGAAATACGATGAAGGTGCAAGAGCTTTCATTACGAGTGTGGCTCTACAATTCAATGAGCTATGAAAGCGGTTCTGGGTAAAAAGCAAACATCATCGCACACTGACTGGCTTCGTGTATTCTCCAACATCGAGCAATATGTATCGAAGCAGGAAACGGATAATCTGGTAGATCGCTTAGTCGAGCAGGTGAAGCCACATATCCACGGCAAACGTGTTGCTTATGCTTGGAGTGGTGGAAAAGATAGCATTGCTCTTGGTTTTATAATGGAACAGGCCGGAGTACATGACTGTTTGCTCGGGCGTTGTAATCTGGAATATCCAGCTTTTATGCAATGGATAGACAAACACCGACCGGTAGGACTGGAAATTATCAACACGGGGCAGGACCTTAGATGGTTGGCATCTCATCCAGAGATGTTGTTTCCGAATGATTCATCTTTGGCTGCAAAGTGGTTTAGCATCATCCAACATCGGGCGCAAGATGCCTATGTGAAGAATCACAAAACGGATATTCTTTGTCTTGGTCGAAGAATACAAGATGGGAACTATGTAGGGCCAGGTGGAATGTACACCAATACAAAGGGTATCACCCGTTTTTCTCCTATTGCCGATACCAGGCATGAGGAAATTCTTGCGATCATCCATTATTATCATCTTCCAATGCCTCCGATTTATTCTTGGCCGCGTGGCTTTCGTGTTGGTACACATTGTTGGGCTTCACGCCAATGGTGTGGTAGCGTAGAAAATGGTTTTAGGGAAGTTTACGAAATAGATAGTAGCTTGGTAGAGGAAGCTGCTAACTATATACCTTCTGCGAGGCAGTTCTTGCAGGAGAAAGTTTAATCAATCAAATTTTGTGTAGGAATGAAAAGGAAGTTAGAAACAAAGAAAGTACTCCTGTCAGAGTTGAAGGAGTTTCCGGGTAATCCAAATGTGCATCCGGAGGAACAAGTGAAGGCTATTGCCGAAAGTATGGAACGATACGGGCAGTATTATCCGATCATCGTTGATGAAAACATGATGGTTCTTTGCGGTCATGGCAAGAAAAAGGCTTTGGAATATCGTGGAGAGAAAGAGGCTTCTATTACGGTCATGTATGGTTTGACTGACAAAGAAAAGAAAAAACTCGTTCTGGAAGACAATAAGATTCAGACAATGTCTCATGTGAATTTTGGGGACGTGGAGAAGATTATTAAAGAAATTGGAGATGTTGATATTATCGGCTTTACTCCAGAATATCTGGATGCGATCATCAATGAAGTTAGCACTGACAATATGGGAGTGAATTTTGCGGAACCGGTAAAGAAGGAGCAGCAGTTCACATCAGAGAAAGAGGTTGCCGACATTCAGGAAGTCGATGAAATTGAAGCTGGCATGCAAACAGCCCGTACAATGGTGTGTCCGCATTGCGGCAAGGAGATAACAATTTAATCATAGAGCTATGGATAAGAATGTTGATTTATTCAAACCACTTCGGGAAATTCAGTTTGTAGACCGGGATAAGGTGAAGCCGAATGACTATAACCCCAACAAGGTTCTGGAAAAGAATCTGAATCTCCTTATGCAAAGCATCTTGACGAATGGTTTTTGTTTTCCCATCGTAGTGCGTCCGGACTTTACGATCATTGACGGGTTTCACCGTTGGCTTGTGTCCGGCAGGGAACCGCTAAAGACAATGCTCGGCAATAAGATTCCTATTGTAGTAGTGGCACATAAAGACGAAAGTCAAGACATGTATGGTACTGTCACTTTCAATCGTGCCCGTGGTACTCATCTGCTTGAACCAATGGAAAATATAGTGAAAGCTTTATTGGAGAAGGGAAAAAGTGTGGATGAAATCTCTAAGGAAATAGGGATGAGTAAAGAAGAAATCTTCCGGTTATCAAAGATTGACAGGGAAGAGTTTCTAAAGCTCATTACCCAACGTGGTACGCAAAGATTTAGTAAAGCCCAAATCATTCGCAGATGTACGTAAAGGATTTAGATATAAACGTTGTTGATGCTACCGAGCGTAGGATTCTCGAAGCATTCAATAAGAATCAAAAAGTTGCCGTCAGTTTCTCTGGCGGCAAAGATTCTATATGTATGTGCGATATGCTGATAAAGACAATGCAGAAATATATAATTCCGTTTAGTCGCATTATCGTAGTGTTCTTTGACGAGGAAGCCATTTATCCAGATGTTGAGCAGATTGCACTTGAATGGCGCTCACGTTTCATGTCCTTGGGGGCAAAGTTTTATTGGTTCTGTTTGCCTATACGCCATTATAATTGTTGCAATAGGCTAGCGAATGATGAAAGCTTTATCTGTTGGGAGCCAGGCAAAGAAAGCGTGTGGGTGAGACCTATGCCTAAGTTTGCTATTCGCAATCACTCGAAGTTTCGTATGGGGATGTCATATCAGGAATTTGGGGCGAAGATTTTTAAAAGCGTTCCTCAAATGATAGGTCTAAGAATGGCAGAATCTATTCAACGCCGACAGTCCATAGCATCAATCAGGATTTCTACATTTCTTTATCCAATATACGATTGGCGTGATAATGATGTTTGGCTGTATATCAAATTGAATAACCTTACTATTCCTATGACCTATATCTACCTGTATAAGACAGGTGTACCGTTGAATAAACTTCGTATTAGTCAGTTTTTTAGCATTGATACAATCAAGTCATTACCCAAGGTTATGGAGTTCTACCCGGATTTGTATGAGCGGGTGATTCGCAGAGAACCAAATGCAGACCTTGTTATGCTTTATTGGGATACTGATATGTTCCGGAGTTCTAAGCAAGACCGGAAGTTTGAGCAAGATAAGGAAAAGGATTATCGGGTCATATTCCGAGATACAATGAAAAAGGCCGCTTTACATCAAGACTTATATCCTGGTTATAAATTGGCTAAACATCTTTATGTTAAAATGTCCGGTAGGGAATCTTCAAAAACGTGTCAGTTGTCTTATCAGTTATTGATAGCGGGGGACCCGAAGAAACGTTCCTATCGTGCTATTTTAGGGGCTATCTATAGAGAGAGGGGAGGAGGAATATAAAATGCCTAAGGCCGAAGAGGACATTCAGAAAGATAAAGAAAAGTTGCTCGATTCATTGAAGGAATGTAGCGGTATTGTCACGTTTGCCTGTGAGAAGGTTGGACTCTCACGGCAGACGTTCTATCGTTGGTATCGTGAGGATGCGGAATTTAAAGAACGTGCCGATGCTATCAATGAATTGCAGATCGATATTGCCGAGGCCTCCCTTCTGAAAAAAATACAGAAGGGAGATACTACGGCTATCATATTCTATCTGAAAACCAAAGGCAAAAGTAGAGGATATACAGAACGTAAAGAGATTGTCGCCCCTGATGGAGTGGGGGTACAGGTAACAAGCAAAGACTTTGATGTGTCGAAGTTATCGGAGGAAGAAAGAAAAGTATTGTTGGGTATTGCAGAAAAGCAGGATAAAGCAGCAAAAGAGTGAGTTTAGGACAGGTAGATATATTGAGCATGGCAAGAGCCGTCCAGGCGGATGAATGTAGGAAATCCTTTTTCTACTTCGTGAAAACGTTTTGGGCGGTTATTATACCGGAAACTCCGGTTTTTAATTGGCATATTCCGTATCTGTGTGAAGAACTTCAAGAGCTATCTGGCTATATCGTACGCAGAGAGAAGAAGCCTTATGACATCGTGATAAACATTCCACCTGGTTCTACGAAATCGACAATAGTGACTATTATGTGGCATGCATGGCTTTGGACGCAGGATGCACGGTTGAGGATTATTTCAAACTCCTATTCGGGTGACTTGTCGTTAGAACATGCTTCGAAGTCGAAGGACATCATCACTTCTGACTTGTATCGTACTTTGTTTCCGGAAGTGGTGATAAGACACGATAAGTCCGGTAAAGGTAGTTATGAGAACATAAAGGGAGGCGCCAGATATTCTACTTCGACAGGTGGTACAATTACCGGAAAGCACGCGCATGTGATTATCAACGACGACCCTGTAAATCCCAAACAGGCGGAGTCTCCTGCAATGAGATTACAGGCGAATGACCATACTAAAACGCTTTCGTCCCGTAAGGTTGACAAAAAGAATACTCCGATGGTAACTATTATGCAAAGATTGCATGATGATGATGTGACGGGGTATCTGCTGAAAAAGAAAAAGGATAAGATTAGGCATATATGCCTACCAGCAGAAGTGTCGGAGAGGGTGAATCCTCCGGAGCTGAAAGAACGTTACATTGACGGGCTTCTGGACCCTGTACGTATTGACAGGGAGGTGATAGATGAAGCAAAGATTGACCTCGGTAGTCGTGGGTATGCCGGACAGTATGAACAGGCTCCTTCGGTTGAAGGTGGTAATATCGTCAAAGCAAGTTGGTTCGGGCATATTCCTTTGTCGCAATTCCTCGCTATTCGTGGCGGTGTTCCGATTCACTTCTTTCTCGATACTGCCTATGATGAGAAAAAACAGAAAACGGACAATGACCCGTCCGGAATACTTGCTGCATGTCGGATACAGAACTGTTTGTACTTGTTCCATGCGCAAAAGGTCTGGAAGGAGTTTCCTGAATTAATGAGGTTTATTCCAGATTATGTGCGGGCACATGGATATGATAGCCGGAGCACGATCAGAATAGAACCGAAGGCAAATGGTATAACTGTCATTCAGGCAGTAAAGAAGTACACTAAACTGAATGTAACCAGAACACCAGCACCAACGGACAGCAAGGAAGTGCGACTACACGGTGTCTCGCCTAAAATAGAGTGCGGCCGGGTGATATTGGTGGAAGGTGATTGGAACGAAGAGTTTATAGATGAGGTGAGCCAGTTTCCGGCAAAGACACATGATGAGTATGTAGATATTCTGGTTTATGCAATCAATTATCTTCTGGATGATGATTATGCGGAATTATCAGATGAAGATGAAGAATATATTTTAAGTGCTTTAGGTGGTTAATTTTTAATGTTGTAATTATGGGATTGTTTAATTGGATTGTTAATGGTGTGAATGCGGCTGTTGGTCGCAATCAGGAGTTTGAACAGTTGTTGAAAGCTAAGGATGTGAACCGCGCGCTTTCACAAATGACGGATAACTCTGCAAAGGTTGAAGCTGCTTTGAAGGTATATGATACCCAGCAGCATGAGGTGATGAATAGGCCGAATAAAGCGGTGTTTGGTAAAAAAGACCCTGCATCGGGTAAACGTAAGTTTCTACGTTGGGAAGAAAAATGGAAGATACCTATTCCCTATCCGGTTTTTATCAATGAGATAGCTCTCGTATTCTTGTATGGTCGTCCTCTGAAATGGACGCAATCATCTAAGGGGACAGACCGGGCTTTTTCCAGATATATCGATTTGATTAAAAGTACCCGATTCAATGCGAAGGTTCGCGAAGCAAAACGTCTGGCAGGCGCGGAAGGGCAAAGTGCGTTGCTCTTTCATACCTATCGGAACGATGAAGGCAAACCGGATTGCCTTATCAAAGTCGTAGCCAGAAGTCTGGGTGATGATATATATTTCCGTAAAGACCAATTCGGACGAATGATGTGCTTTGCACGTGGGTATAACTTACAGGAAGTAGGCGGTGAAATCAAATACCATGTTGATATACATACAAAGAATACGATATATCACTGCAAACGTGCTCCTATGGGTTGGGATATTGAGGAAGAGGTGAATCTTGCAAAGAAGATATGCGTGGTTCTTTTTGAGCAGGAACCGGAGTGTGCTGGTGTTGAACCTATGATGCACCGTAAAGAAATGATGGTAAGCCGTAGAGCCGATGTCAATGATCGTTTTTCTGATCCTGCTTTAGTTGCTGATGCGGATATTGTTAATTCTCTTCCGGAAAAAGGTGAGGATAGCAAATTTTTTGCTTTGAAACCTTCGTTAGACGGTTCTAAAAAACCGGATATGAAATATCTGACGTGGGATAATGCACCGGAAAATCAGAAGCAAGAAGCGGAGGAGTTGGACGATAAGATTCATCGTTTCACTTTCACCCCTAAAATAGACTTTGATACGATGAAGAGCCTTTCCCAGATTTCGGCTAAAGCATTGAAACAGCTTATGCTTTTGGCTGTAATCAAGGCGGACAGACATAAAGAAAGACACGATGAGTATGCAGATCGTATAGCTAGTGTCCTTATTGCTATAATTGGTAACGTTCTGGATATTTCTCTTCGAGGTGAGTGTGATAACCTAGTCGTGGAACATGAATTTCAAGAACCGTTCGGAGAAGATATTGAAGCCGTATTAAAAAATCTGATCTCAACTAAAAATGCCGGTGGTATGTCTGATGAAACATTTATCGAAATGAATCCGATCATCAAGGATGCTAATCTGGAAAAAGAGCGTTTGAGAGCCCAACATGAGCAAGAGTTGCAGGAAGAGAAGGACCGGTATAAACAAGATATTTTCGGTAGTGCAGAATAAAAGGCATGGCAAAGATTGATGAGAACAAGTATAAACGGGCATTACTCCAACGTACCGAAGGATATGCTGCAAGCGTCCGGGTAATCTACCTGGATGTGATGGAACGGCTTATCTCTTTAGCGTTGGAGGTAGAACCAATCCACGACCCTAAGAAGCCTTTTTCTTTCACAGACTATCCTACTATATCAGATAAGGCAAACGTCTTGCTACGGGAATTATATACCCGCGTATATCAACAAATACGATCTGGTGTCATTAATGAATGGGAGCAGGCAAATTTGAAATCGGATGAACTTGTTCGGTCCGTGTTTGGTAAGAAGGTCGTGGATAACGAGCATTTTGCTCGCTACTTTGGGCGTAACAAGAAAGCTATGGATTCTTTCTTTGCACGAAGGTCCGGAGATGATGGATTGAACCTGTCTCAACGTATTTGGAAATATGAAGGACAGTTCCGGCAAGAAATGGAAATGTCTATTGATTGTTGTATCGGGCAAGGAATGTCGGCAAATACGATGGCGGCAAAGGTGAAAAAATACCTGAATGAGCCGGATAAGCTATTTCGACGAGTTCGTGATGAACGGGGAGAGCTTGTTTTATCAAAGAACGCAAAAGCTTATCATCCGGGGGCAGGTCAATATCGTAGTAGTAGCCGCAATGCTCAACGTTTGGCACGGACGGAGCCTAATATTGCATATCGGACAGCCGATCATGAAAGGTGGGCCCAACTTGATTTTGTTGTAGGGATTGAAATAAAACTCTCAAAGAATCATCCGGAAAAGGATATTTGCGATAAACTAGCGGGAGTATATCCAAAAGACTTCAAGTTTACGGGATGGCATTCTAACTGCATGTGCCATGCGATTAGTGTACTTGCTTCGGATGATGAAGTAGATATGCTCACTGATAAGATTCTTACCGGAGAGGATACAGCGGGATTCAAATCGAAAAATGAAGTTACTGAACTGCCAAGTGAGTTTTATTCATGGATGCAGGAAAATGAGGGACGAATTGAAAAGGCAAATAACCGTGGTACTCTTCCGTATTGGATAAAGGATAATCCGCAATATACAGGCGTGAAAGCTAAAGCGATGAACACCGGAGAACGAATGGAGATTCGTAAGAAGTCAAAGGAGAAATATCAATCTTATGGGGAAGAATGGACGAAAGCCTATTTTGATGAGTACAGCGGTGGATTTAATGTTTATCATGCTGAACACCAGTTTACCAACACTGAAGGCGGTGGTGATGCTGAAAAGATGGTTGGTAAGCTATTAGCAAAGAATAATGGAAAACAGGTAGAATTCCTGCCGGAGAATGGTAAAGGCAAAAGTGTACCGGACTTAATGTTTGACGATCATACATGGGATGTGAAATACATTGATAATGCCAATGAGAATACTATTCGCAAATACATGAAGGATGCTCGGAAAGCTGATCGGGCAATATTCTATTTTACGAATGATAAGTACCAAGAGCTTCGTTCTGCTATTAATCGGGAGGTCGGACGCTTTAAAGGTATGGATAGGATAGGGGAGCTTCCGGACGTCTACTACATGGATAAAGAGGGATTGCTAAAACTGTTGTGGAAGTTATAGGTATTATTAAGGAGATTGATTATTTTTATATTTATCTTTGTAAAAAAATAGAGTATGAATGAGTCTTTATCATGGAGTGCTATCATTGCACTTATAGCATTTACTATTCAACAAGTGGTTAAAATTGTTTTGGATATTATAAAAAGCCGTTCAGAGATTGTTTTTAGTAAACTTCATCAAGAACGTGCGGAAGTTGTTAAACAGGTATTTCAGAAAATGACAATCCTGCAGCAAACTTTAATTGATTTAACTAGTATGGCGCAAATTGTAGATAAGAGTGAATCAAAAGAGGATATTCAAAAAAGGTTGAATAGACAATTTAATCAAGCATATATTGAAGCATTGAATTTCTTTTCTTTAAATAGAATTTTTTTGTCACATGGTTTGTGCAATAAAATAAATGATTTGTTATCTGGAATTAGAGTGGCTGCTTTGGATTATGAATATTCATGTAGTACAATAGAAGGAGGTCTTAAATGTAATAACAGGGAATTGATTACAAATGGGACAAGAGAAAAACGACAAATTAGAGATCAAGTACGTAACGAACTGTCGGATTTGTTGAATGAGTTAGAAGACGAATTTAGAAAGCTTCTCGGTGCAAAATAAAAAATAGGCATAGAAACCGTATTTGCTTGTTTTTAAGAAAGACTATTGATTCCATTAGTCATTGCTTACACAAAAGACATACGGAGTGATATATTTAGTAAGAGTAACATAAAGGCTATGTAATTCTCTGATAGAACGAAAATTGAATATTAAAGATAAACGTTCATAGTCGTTTTTAAAGAAGTCTTTTGATATTCCATTCATGGAGTGAATATTATTATAAAAGACACATCTAGAGATACTGTCTAAGGTTGAAATTAACACTTCGTCTTCAAATATAATATTGGGAATATTATTTATTTTATTGATTTTCTCAAATATACTTTCTGCTGTATAATTCAAGCTTTTAGCGTCAGTACTTATGGAATATGCATTTTGAGCCAATACATTTTGATCTATTTCCATATCAAATGAGCAGACTGTTTCGAATTCAATATGAGTTCCCTTTTTTATTTTTGAAAATTCTTTTACTGGTATTTTTCTATAATATTTGTCCTTAACTTCTAGTGAGTAGGTTTTAGTGACATACGCTAGCACCATCTGCATATTATTAGCTATATAAAGCAAATCACTTGATATAATACTTCTAATGACTTTTTCCTTTCTTTTCTCTGGTTTGTACACTAGGATATAGTAGAAGAAAGTACTTGTAATAACTCCAATACTAAAGTCTATAATTAAACTGTTTATTTTATCTATCTTGTCTACAGGATAGTCGCATTCAAAAGATGGAATCCAACCAAAAACGATTTGGATCAATAGAATTATCGAGACGATATTGAGTATTGCTAAAATTAGATGCAGTTTCTTCATGTTTAGATTTAAATTAAAAAATGGGCGGATTATTGCTCCGCCCGGGCTGGTGCAGAAAGCGGGAACATAACTTCCCTCACTCTTTCCACAATGCAAATGTACAAATAAGTTTTAGGAAAACAATAACTTATACCCTATATCCCTCTGATTTTAATCTTTCTAGCTCGTCTGATATTATCTGCTCAAAATATTTAGCAGTAACATTAGGTATGACGAACCACACTGGGCGGGCTCTTGAGACTGGCATTCCTAAACAAACTTTCTTTCCGCTGATTTTGTCTGAATCGTCCCATTCCTTTCTGCTGACGTTCCATCTCATTCCATATACTTTGCTACCTTCCCATTCTAATTCTGCTATTGAAAAAGAATAAAGCCCTCCATCAAATATGACTCTGACAATTTTCATGAATTTTTGGGGCGAAGTTACCTGATTTGGCTTAAAGTAAATCATAATTTTTATAATCTTTAATTTTTGTATTGCAAAGATAATCAGAATATAATTGTTTTGCAATGTTGCGAATTAAGAAAGAAAGGGCGTCCGTTCCGGCCTTGCCCTTTCTTTCTTAAAGATTTGAAACGCTTAAAAACGCCAAAAATTATTTTTCTTTCTTTTTCCTTCTTAATTCACCTAATCGGATAGTGCATTTGTCGTTGCTGTACGGCTTTTCCTCTAGGTGAAATTTAGACTTTAGATAGCCGTAGCTTATTCCTAGCTGTTCAGCGGAGAAAGTGCCGTAGATGGCAGCTTGTGAGCCAAAATAGAAATGCTTCTCCGATTTTCCATCTACTTCTATTGGTTCAGAGAGTTCTACGTGATATACTTTACTTGTCTGCTTCATTTTGCTTTCTTGTTTTCTTTGAATATTTCATCGAATAATTCAATGTATTGTTCGCTATTAGAAACTGTGATGTAGTTTCCTTTTACATTCTGCTCAATATAAATATGCGGTTCGGATTGACATATAAATTCTGATATGAAATTATCTCCATCTCTGAACCAGCTCACACTTGCTATTTGTTTTGCGCCAAATAGTTTAATTAATTGTGTACCGCTTTGGATGAGCATCTTCCTACGTAATTTTTCATCTAAATGATTACTATCAGCAATTGTTTTAAGCGCTTCTCCCAAATCTAAAATGAATTTTCTTCGAATATCTTCATCTTTGAATGCTTTTCTAATTTCGCTCTCGATATTTCCGGATATGTCATATCCTCTTATATACTTAATTTCTCCGGGTCTGTCAAGTGGAAGAATAAACTCTGCACCTTTGTATTTCTTTTCATTTAGAATTTTATGAATGTGTACACCTGTACCCCACTCAAATGGTCTGTCTGTTCCACTATCATGGTTGTCAATTCGGATAGTTTGATTTTTTAATATGCTTGTAAGTTTCTTCATGTTACAGTGTTTTTCATTTTTGCAAATTTAGTTCAAATATAAAGTATCTGATAGAATTTCTGCAAATTTTATTAAAGGTAACCCGAAGGCTACCGATTAAACATCCCCCCACAATTTAACTGCAAGATCATAATTCTTTTGAGCCTCGTTTACTGCTTTTTTTGCGTATGGCAAAGAGAAAGAGTGCTCACGTGGGTACTTGCCGGATTTTAATCCTGCATGGTATTCTTTTGCTTCTTCAAGTTTATGCTCGTATAGGTCGATGCTTTCCGGCATAGACAGATTAATGGTGTTGGCTCTTTTCTCCCAATACTTTGCTTTGTTTTCATGTTCGTAAGCCTTATCGCTGAACTCTGCACATTTACCCATATTGTTCCAGGCATCATCTATCATTTTACGATGTCCTCGTTCGCTATGGTGTCCCACTTTGATAGGCTCGCCTAAAGAAAGGAAATCTCGATGTTTGTTTGATCTTTGAAAATGCTCATTACTCTTTTGCGCTGCTGATGCAGCCCATTCATGACGACGTTCTGCTCTTTGCTTTGCCCATTCTTGAACATTGAACCCGTCAGCTCTAACAATGGAGTAATAGTAAAAACCATCTTTCTCAAACATTAAGTTAAACACTATGCTCTCATTCTCTTTACCATATTTAGTCGATACCAAAATAGTTTCTCCTTTTTCGTGTTGTTCACTGCACTTTGCCAAAAACACATTTGGCACAAATTTACTATATGTATTCATAATTAAGTATGTTGGGCAAGGCTTCCACCCTGCTGTTTAAACTTATATTGCTGCTTTCAATTTTTTTATATCTCTTATTAGTTTTTCTTGCCTTGCTACTTCATTATCTGTCATTCCGTCAAGACCTATACTTGCATACCATTCTGCATTATTGATAGCCTCTTCTAACGCTTTCTCTTTTTGCTCAATCATTTTATTGATAGCTGTTTTATCACCGATTTCAATTAATATCTCTAATTCTGTCTTTTTAACTAAGATGCAGGTTGCTTTCATAATTTGGTGTATTGTGCAGAGCTTTCGCCCTGCTGGTTAATAACATTTGTTTAATTCGTGTTGCTTAAATCGAAATCCACTAATGATTTGTATTGCTTCCTCAATTGGAAAAGACATCGACCAATCGCATGGTAATCCGTGGTCCCCGTGAGGGTCTATAAAGTGAAAGCACGCACCGGAACCATCTTTGTAAAACTCTACACTTAAACATTTGCCATTATTAAGGGCTTCACGAACTTTTTCTATTCTTTCTTTCTGTGTCATAATCAGTTGCGTTAAATGGTTAATAATACTTTTCTGTATAAATTATAAATATATGCGTTTAATAAACTCTTTTGTTAGTTGCAAATATATGTCATATATTTAATATATGAAAGGATTGTATTCGTTTTTTTTGAATTATTTCATTGTTTGATATGTAATTATCTAAAATATTGCAAGTTATGGCTGTGAAAAATAAACGAGTTTAATAAACGCATTTTTGAAATAATTTATATCTTTACCGCAAATTAATCAATTTAGATATGAAGAAGAAACTTTTAGAAGCGTTGAAAACCAAATTTGTGGGTGTTGACGAAGCCATTCTGGAAAGAATGGCAACTAAAAAGGCGGAAGGTGTGACGGATGAAAGTCAGATTACGGGAATTGTAGACGGCATCAACTTTCAAGACGTAGTTAAATCCTACGGGGACTACCGGGCTAATGAAGCGAATGTTTCCTCTGTGAAAAACTATGAGGAAAAGCACGGATTGAAGGACGGTAAACCAGTAACAGCAGGTGGTGAAGGTGAAGGAGCTAACAAAGGGGGTAAGGCGAGTTATACAACGGAAGAGTTGGATAGCTATTTTACTTCAAAGTTGGAAGCTGCAATTAAGCCTTACAAGGATGAGATTGAAACTCTTAAAAAAGATAAGAGCCAGACTGATCGACAAACTACCATATCTAATGCGATGAAGAAACTGGGATTGACAGAGGATGAAATGCAGTTCGTTACAGTACCGGATGATAAGGAGCCAGAAGAATATCTGACTGGTTACAAGCAACATCTTATCACAAAAGGCTTGAAACCTGCAGAAGACAATGGGTCGCAAGCGTCTGATTCACAGGTGCAGGATGCTGTGGCTGCTGACTGGTTGAAATCTTTAGGTGTTCCAGAATAGAACGTTTAATGTTTAATTTACAAATGACATGAAATTTAGAAAAAAGCAAGTTGGTGGATTTCGTCCTATCTGCACTGGTTCTCCGGCTATCGGAGTAGTAGGTGGATTTAATCTGAACAAGGAGAAGGTCAACTATCCGGTTGGCGTGATTATTCCTTCTGCTTCTCTTGCCGAGTATGATGAAACATCGTCCCGGCAAGTTGTCGTGTTGAAAGCATCTCGTGTTGTAGCTATCGATGCAACCGATGCGAAGAAAGTCTCTTTGCAAAATGATGAGTTCCTTTCTCCCATCTTCATGGTAGGGGATCATGTTGCAATGAACGATTCCGGAAACTTTGAGGATACTGTAAGTATCACGAAGATTATTAATGATCGTAACGGCTTTGTCGTCGTGCTTGATAAAGCTATTGCTGGTTTGAAGGTTGGTGATGCTTTGTTTGAAGTGATTGAAGGAACTGCAGAGGGTGAAGGTAAGGCTCCGGCTGTTTTCCCTATTGAGCATCCGCAAGGAATTACTGTGGGGGCTGAACCGATGGGAACTTATATCGGTCTTGACGAGGTATCTGTGGATGTTGCTATCAATTCTAAGGGAGAAATGTACTACAAAAGACGTATTCCCCCTATTCCGGAGAAGTTCATTCAAGGAATGTGCTTGAAAGACAACCCCAACATTCAATTCACTGATTCTTACTAAGAAAGGAGGCTATAAATGAAATCTATTTTTTCGACTTTTAAAATCAATGACGTAAAAACAGGGAAGCCTATTGACTTGATCGGCACGATGCAGATCATGTTTGATAAGGCGACTCTGGAAAATAAAACGCTTTGGGAACAGACCTACGTTGATCGTTGGTTCGATTTCCGTCCTCCTCAACTGGGTTTGACTGCCGAAGGCATCATGGGGAAATATAGTGTTCGTATCCGTGCTTCTATCATCGGAAACGATGCTGATACTCCATTACGCGCTGGTAGAGGGTTTGAATTGTGGAACGGTGAGATTCCCCGTGTAGGCCACAAGTTCAAAACGGATGCGAAGACATTGCGTACCATGCTGATGGTTTACGAAAATAATCGTATTAATCCTGTTCAGAAGTTAAAGGAAATTCAGAAATGTTTGTTCGGTGATTACAAAGATGCTTATCTCGGTTGCAAGGATGTGGCGGATGAAATTATTCTGAAAGCACTCTCTGGTGGTGGTATGGCTATTTTCGACCCGGCTATTGATAATCCGGAAGGACGTAAGTATCTGGTTGATTATGGTATGCCAGAAGAAAACAAACAGATGGTTGATTCTGATAAGGAATGGACCGAGGAGAACATTGATAATGCGGCTATCGATGCAGTACGTATTCTGCAGAAGATTGTTTATGAGTATGCCAATAAAGGCGTTACTTTCGATGCGTTGTTGATGGCTCCTGTTATCAAGTATTGGATGATGCGTAGTATCGGTTCACGTACCGGCTATCTTGGTAAAGATAAGAATACCCGTTCTCTGACAGAGGATGAATTCTCGGCTTATCTGAAATCCATGAAGATTCCTAATATCATCGAAATCAATAAACGGACTGCTTACCAGAAAGACGGTATTTCTACCAATATCAATCCGTGGGATGATAATGTAATTGTATTTATTCCTAAAACGGATGATGGTAAGCTTGGTGAAGTACAACCTGCTTTCGAGGACAATGCTATTATGCCAGACCCATCTGTTCAATACACAGATGCAGGAGATGGCATTCGTATTGCAAAATGGACTACAGGCGAATCTACAGGACAACAGGCCGCAGAGTATACACAAGGCTCTTGGCGTGCAGTTCCTATCATCTCATGTATTAACGCTATCGTTAATCTAAAGGTTAGAAATACGAATGTCGAATATCCCGACGGTGAAGAAGTTCCCGTAGGCTAAAATTCTCTGTATGAAACTCGTAGTAATTAAAAAGTTCCAAGATAAGGAGACAAAGAAGTTTTATCAACCTGGCACAGAAATTACCCATTTTAGTGATGAACGTGCAAAGGACGTAATCAGGCGAAAACTTGTAGTTGAGGTTAAACCGGTTCTTACAGACATTGATATGTCTAAGGGGACAAAAGAAGTTATCTCACAGATTGCTGATTTTGCCGATGTCGAGAAATTGAACGGCTATCTGAATGCTGAAAGTGCGTTAGAGAAGCCTCGTGTAACTGTCGTGAATGCTATTCAAGCAAGACTGGAAGAATTGAAGAAATGACAAATTCGGAGGTATTCATAGCTAAGTGTTTGCACTACAATCCTTCTCCGTTAACGGTGAAAGATTTGTTGGATGATGTGGGGTTGAAACCGGAAGACGATTGCACAGATAAGAGGAAAGTTGTGTCTGCCGTACTTTCCTACTTATCAGGAATGCGTACTTTGTCTTCTGAAAGTGAGGCTGATTGTTCCAACTCGTATGATATTGTCGGCTTGACAAAGCACATATCGATGCTTTGCAAACAGTTTAGTTTCGATACCTCCGAGTTTCTTTCTGGTGATGTGACAGAGATTGAGGACGGTTCTTGTATGTGGTGATATGTGGTATGAAGATAAAATAGAGTTGTATGTTCCAGGTGAAGGCTCCCATGATGAGAACTTTAATCCGGTGCGGATTCCGGAATCATGGTTTCCCCTTGGAGACTGTAAGATTCACGGGAATTCGTCTGCAAAGACTGTTCCGGCTGCCGATGGAAAAGACTTCGTCTATAGCTATCAGATTACAATGTATGTTCCTGCGATTATCCCGGTGCTGAATGACAAAGTGCGCATAACTAAAGCTGACGGTTCTATTTCCCAAAAGGTAATGACGGTTGCCGGTTGTGGCACTACGAAAAGAAAGTTGAGCATATTCTTATGAGTTTGAAACGTACAGGTGATTGGAACAAGGTCACATCGATATTTGATCAGGCCGTTAAACGTGTCGAGCAAGCGGTACTTTTCAATTTATATGTAATCGGTGAAGGTTCGGTAAATCATGCTCGCGAACATGGCACGTATAAAGACCGTACAAGCAATTTACGGAACTCGATAGGTTATGTAATTGCTTACAATGGTGAAATCATAGAATACGGCTTTAAAAAGAGTGCAGGGATAACGGACAAAAAGGCTTTTCATGCTGACTATAAGATTCAGGAGATGATTGGTGATTCTGGTTTTGATTTGATAATTGTAGCAGGTATGAATTATGCCAGACCTGTAGAAAACCGAGGGTATGATGTACTATCATCTACTGAAAAGTATCTGAAACGGGAAGTGCAAACTAAGATTAGGAGGATTCTTTCTAAAGCGGGATTTAATCAATGACAGGACAACAGGCTATAACTGAAATTTGTAAAATACTCGCAGCCGGAAATGTTGGTGTGCGGATTTTCAAGAACAGGAGAGAGACTAATTTCTCTGGTTCTGAATACATTGTAGTCAATCATCTTTCATTTCCGCAAGAAAGCGGTCTGCAGTACGGTTATGCTAATATCAACATTCATGTGAAGGATGCAGATACAGGCGAACCGGATAGCGGAAGGATAGACCATATTTCAGCACTTGTTTTGCCTCTGTTCAAAGAAACGGAAGATGCCGAAGGAAATATCTATACAGCTCGTTTGGGTGCTGAATTCTCTCTTTATGATGATTCGTTCTTTCCTGATGAAGACGGGACGAGTTATCAGAACTATAAAATCAAAGTATCGTATTACAATTAAATAAATTAGTTATGTCAAAAACTGCAGTATATGGTATTGAATACCTAAAATTATCTCCGGCTCTCGAATCCGGAGAAACAGCCGGGACCTTTCCAGACTTTGAAAAGGTAGCTGCCAAATTCCTTGTTAAAGCTATTGTGAAGGATTCAATGTCTTTCAACGATCAGGCACCGGGAGATACGGATATTGAGGTCGAAGATATGAACACTCTCTATGCTTCTCTTCCGTCTGATGCCGGTAGTGAGGGCTTTACAGTCCAAACTTACGACATGGGCGAGGAAGCCTACAAATATCTTATGGGATATACGAAGAACGGAGAGTGGAATGAAGAAACTCCCGGGTTCACTCTCACTAATCAAGGCGTGGAGTTAAAAACGAAAGAATTCCAAGATTTCCCGTCTCGTATCTTCCAATGGGCCCGTATGAAAGTAAAAGTCACCAAAACAGGAAACATCGGTAAATCTGGTTTCCCTAACTTCAATCTTGAATTCAAGAAACTTGCTAATCTCAATAAGACTGGTGAGGAAGTATGTGGGGCACGTAACAAGATTTACACTGTCCCGGAAGGCTGATAAGGGAAGCGGGATAGTTCAGTGGTAGAACATTAGGTTGCGGGTTACTGCCTAAGTGTCGCCGGTTCGAATCCGGCTTCCGCTACATAGTTTTTGGGTGAAAGGATGATTGTTGAAATGTGAGTAGGGATAACGAGCATTGTGGCATCATCGAAAAGGTTGTTTCAGGTGTCCCGGTCATTACGGGCCGGGACTTTTTAATTTGAGGTAAAGATGGAAAAAGACAATGTACAAAAGCAGGTTGCCGACACTATTGCAGAGCGCCCTATTTTTCTTTGGTTTGGTATGATTCCTTTCATGGTTAGGCCATTGACGTTTACACAGTTGTTTGATATTGGTTCTATTTCGAAGGATATGAAGGAAGTAGACCAGGCGAAGCTAAACGGTCGGACAAGCGTGTCGGCCACTCTTGTATATTATGAGGAAGCGGATAGGATGTCTGATATCGCAGTAATGACGATCTTTCGTAGCGTCTGGAAAAGAAAGCTGTTTGGTGGATTTATCAAGAAAAGATTAACGGTTCGCAAATACAAGAAGTTGCAGGACTATATGGCACAGACTATGGATGCCACTTTTTTTTTAAGCACTATCATTTTCCTAAAAGGTCTAAACGAGACAACGAAACCGACGAATACACCAGAAGCGACAGCCCTTGGTCAACAATTAGCGGAGTGATGAAATACTACCGTATGAGTTATGAGGAGGTTGTCAATGAAAGGTCATATTCCAATATCATGTTACTCAATGCGGCTATTCCTGGTACTAAGCCAAAGGAAGAAGGAGAAAAAGAAAAGTCAAAGGAACTTCATGCTAACGAATATTTTGCTCAATTCATGTAAAGATGGAGACACAGGGAACAATAGGTATTAAGGCTACTCTGGATATTTCTGAAATGCAGAGAAACGTTCAGAAATACGTTCAGAATATTGACATGATGCAGGACCATACAGATGCGGCTAGTCAGTCTGTAGCTAGGTCTTTCTCACAGATGAAGGCTGCCGGTATGGCTTTCTTATCTATCGATCTGGCGAAACGGTTTGCTTCGGAAATGGTTTCAGTTTATGGTACTTTCCAACAACTTGAAATCAAATTTACCTCAATGCTACAATCTGGGGAAAAGGCACAGAAGTTGATGGGAGAACTCGTAAACTTTGCCGCTACCACTCCTTTTGACCTTAAAGGTGTTTCCCAAAGTGCAACTCAACTCGTGGCCTATGGTACAGCCTCCGAGGATGTCATAGAGAAACTTACTCGTCTTGGAAATATTGCAGCCGGATTAAGTCAGCCTATTGGTGACCTGGTCTATCTTTATGGTACAAGTATGACGCAAGGCAAACTTATGACACAGGACTTGAATCAATTTGCCGGGCGTGGTGTACCTATTTTCTCCGAACTAGCAAAGGTTATGGGAGTTAATAAGGATAAAGTTAAGGATTTGGCTGCAGAGGGTAAGATTGGTTTTGACAAGTTGGAACAGGTTGTTGACAACCTTACCAATAAGGGAGGAATGTTCTTCAACCTCATGCAAGAACAATCTAAATCCGTATCTGGTAAGATTTCTAACATAGGTGATAATCTTGATATGATGTTCAATGAGCTAGGTCAGGCAAGTGATGGAGTTATTAATACAGCTCTTGATGGTACAGCTTACTTAATTGAACATTATCAGGAAGTCGGCACTGCTCTCGCTGCTCTCATAGCTATGTATGGAGTTCAGAAAGCTGCTATTATCGCAGTTGCATCTGTTCAGAGTACGGTAACTGGTATAAAATATACTGCTGAGATTACAGAACTTTCGAAATTAATCCCTGCCAAGGAAAAGTCTGCTAATGCTGATCTGGAACAGGCTGTAGCAAGTGGAAGATTAACGCAGGCAAAAGCGGAATTAATTGCATCTATGCGTGTGGAAGCTGCTGCAAATGTAGAATCTTTGCGTTTAAAGGCATTGCAAGCTAAGTCACAATACGAAGAGGCTATTAATACTGCAAGTCTTGCGGCTGCTAATTTTGAAGCTGCTGAATTAGAGGTAGCGGCAGCTAACATGAAATATAATGCTGCATTAAAAACAGGTAACGCTAGAAGTATAGAAATAGCGGAGACACAACTTGCAACAGCAGAGAGCAATAAATATTCTGCGGCCAAACAACTTGAAGCAGCTAGAACAAATGCAACAACGGCCTACACGAACTCTTCTACTGCGAGCAAAGTGGCAGAAACTGCGGCTACTCAACTTAATACAGTATCGCAGAATGTAAATACGAGATCAACAAACTTTTTGACTGTTGCCAAGACGAGATTAGCTGCAGCATCAAAAGCGTTAGGTTTGTCAATGCTTACAAATCCTTATGTATTGGCTGCGGCTGCTATAGTTGGGTTATCTTATGGAATTTATAAGCTAGTAACTTATCAGACGGATGCAGAGAAGGCCCAAGTGAAATTGAACAAACGTATACAGGAATTCAATTCTGAAACGAATGCTGAACAGGCAGAAATAGATCGTTTGTTCGGAAAACTAGATAAGGCAAAGAAAGGTACAGAAGATTACGATGATGCAAAGAAATCCATTTTAGATAAGTATGGTGAATACTTAAAGGGGTTAGGTGATGAAAAAAACGCTTTAGATGATGTTGCGAGAGCATACGGGGCTGTTAGTGCGGCCGCTAAACAGGCGGCACTTGATAGAGCTATTGCGGATTCTCATTCTACAGCTCAAAAAGATTGGGCGGATAAGCAGGGTGAACTTACTGGAGATTTGGAAAAAGCTATTCGAGATTCGGATAATTTCAGGGGTAAGAAAGGCTCTGAAAGGGAAATTTCTGCGATTATGCAGATGATAAAGAATGATTTGAAGTCTGGTGGAGGGTTATCTTCTGAAACTCAAAAAATAGTGGATACTCTTACGAAACAATATACAACTACGACTAATATTGTTCCAGGTGTATCAACGGAGGAAACAAGAATAGGTAATGACGTTCAGGTTTATATTGATCGCATGATTGCGAATAACAAACTGCTTGAGAATACTTATAAGGATATTCATGAAAAATTAGGCTATGATACTAATGAATATATCAATCTGACAGCCGAACAGATTGCAAAAGATATAGCTATGTATCAAGCTGCTCTTGAACGCTTCAACAAATCAGGAAAGAAACAAGTTGCTATCAGACATGATGGTTCCGTCAGTAATCTTATGGGGGAAGGAGAGATGCTGAATAATATTCGTTTGTTGAAAGAAGCGCAAGCATTGAATAAAGGTAAGGCAGACGAAGAAGCTAAAAAAAATAAGGTTCCTGATATTACAAAAGAGGTTACCGATGCTACTGCAAAGGTGGAAAAGCTTAAACAGGAAATTGAAGATTTGCGGAGTGGTAAAACCAAAGTGGATGCAGGTAAAACCGTAAAGTCTGTTCTTGAAGATAAAGCTAAAGAGTTGAAAGAGGCTGAATCTGCTTTGGCGACATTGACAGGGAATGATAAACAAACATTGAACTCCAAAAAAAAGAAAAAGGAGGAAGAGAATAAACTTAAAGTTGAGCAGGCCGAGCTCCAGCGGAAGATTGATGAGCAGAATCAACAGGATATAGAGAAAGCTGTACAGGCTGAACTTGAACTCTCTCAAGCTAAGATTGATGCCATGGACGAAGGTTTCAAGAAACAGCAGGAACAAATTCAACTTAATTATCGGAAAGCCAAAGCTGACAATGATCGTCGTGCTGCTGAATATGTAAAGGACCAACAGGACACGGAGCGTAAAGAGTGGGAGAAAGAACATCCGAAGTATAAAGAGGAAGGCCTTGTTTTTGTTCCCAAAACAAAAACTAAAGATGACCTTTCACAGAAGAAGCAGGATACGCTAAATGAATATGATAAGGTTGCTGTTGAGACAAGGGAAAAGGCGGAAGCAACTTTATCTAAAGCTCTTTTGGAGCAGTACCAGAATTACACCGATGAAAGGCTTGCAATCGAGAAGAAGTTCAATGATGATATTGAAGCTCTTCGTATTCAAAGGGAGAGGTTTCAGAAGGAAGGCAAAACGGAGAAAGTTCAGCAGACAGACCGTTCAATAGCACAGGCTACAAAAATGAAGGGTGAATCCCTCATGGGGTTTGATTATGAGCAGTTGAAAAAATCTCCGGACTATATACGTGCCTTTGAAAATTTAAAGGAAACGTCTACTGAAACATTGAATTCCCTTCTTACTCAATTTGAAAATGCGAAAAGTGCGGCAGCGCAAGTTTTGTCTCCCGATCAACTTCGCGAATATACGAGTACAATTCAATCCATCATGGACGAACTGGATTCCCGTAATCCGTTTCAGTCATTATCTGATAAGAAGAAAGAACTCGCAGAAGCGGAGGAAGAGCTAGCTAATGCACAGATAGAGTTAGAAAATGCCAAGGTAAAGGCCGAAGCAGTCAAAGGTGGCTCTAAGATTGAAAATGGGATTTCTTCATCCAAGTATAATCCTGCAACCGGTAAGATTGAATCTACAAAATCTTATTTGTCCGAAGCGCAGGCACTTGATCTAGTAAAGAAGAAAACCGAAAAGTATAATGCGGCAAAAGATAAGGTTGTAAAAAAGGACAATCAGGTAAAGAAGGCAGAAAAAGAAGTTAGAACACAGATTTCGGAGTTAGCGGATACCATAGACGAACTGGGTAAGTCGATTGGTGGTCCGGCTGGTGAGATCATTTCCCTTATTGGCAGTATTGGCTCATTTACAATGACTGCAATGGCAGGGGTTGAAGCTGCTGCCGATACCTCTGCTAATGCAATAAGTACAGTTGAAAAGGCGTCTGTTATTCTAGCTATCATTGGTGCAGCCGTTCAGATAGCCATGAAAATCTTCGATATGTTCGGTAAGGATGATACGACCGAGAAATACGAGAAAGCGAAAGAAGCGTATGAATCCTATATCAATATCCTTGATCGAGTAATTGAGAAGCAACTGGAGCTAGCGGAAACTCTTACGGGAGACACGGCAAATGCTGTATATGAAGCAGCTATCGCTAACATAAAATTGCAAAGTGAGAATGCTAAAGTACTAGGCAAACAGTATTTGAACTCCGGTGCATCTGGGAAATCTCATTCAAAAGGTTACAGTGAAGTAGATGATATGTCCGGTGAAGGATGGAAGCAGGCTGCAAAAGCATTAGGCATGTCGGTAAATGAATTTAAAAATAAAATGGGCGGTCGTATGACCGGTCTATTTGATTTGACTGATGAACAACTTTTAAAATTGCAATCGGATGCCGGTATCTTCTGGTCCCAACTTGATTCAGACACGCAGAAATTTGCCGATCAAATTGCAAATGGTGTAGGGAAGGTTGCAGAGGTATTGGAACAACAAATAGCTGATACAACTCTTATTGATTACGATTCTCTTCGTTCAGACTTTCAGGACTTAATTTCTGATATGGATGCCGATTCGGCAGACTTTGCCGACAACTTCGAGGATTATATGCGAAATGCTATTCTCAATTCCATGCTTAAAGAAGAATATATGGACAGATTAATAGCGTGGAGGGAGAAGCTATATAATGCAATGGACGATGGGGTAACCGAAGATGAATATAACGATCTGAAAAAGGAAGGACAGAAGATTTCCGATGAGATGAAAGCAAAGCGTGATGCCATGGCAGAGATGTATGGGTGGACTACTGATGAGGATTCGGAACGCGAAGCATCAAAAAAAGGGTTTGCTTCCATGTCACAAGATTCTGCAGACGAATTGAATGGTAGATTCACAATGGCTAATGTTTTGATAGCAGACATAAAAACAGAGCTACAGTCTCATACTCTCATTTTCCAAGGTATCATTTCTGGTGTTGGAGATATTAAAACCATATCTGCATCCATAAATGAAAACGTGAAAATTATCAAGGATAATATGAATACCATTGTTGGACACCTTTCGAATATTGATACTAATACAGCTAGATTGGAAGGTATAGAAAAGGATATGAAGTCGATGAAAGCAGGTATTGAAAAGATAAATGATAAAGGGATAAAGCTCGTAAGATGAAAGGAATTTGCTTTATAGATGGAGAGAATACATATACCACTCTCGGTATATTTATTATAAAAGGAAGCTATGATAATCTTGTGGCATTTCCTCCTGCCAAAGAATCGGATGATAAAAATGATTGGCCGGAAGAAGATGGTATTGAAATAGACCTTTCTAGCTTGACGTTAAACACCTATGAATTGAGTATTGATTTTGCCTGTAAAGACGATCTGGGATTTAGTGGATTAGTTGCTATTTTATCAGATATGGGATATCATGATTTTTATTTTCCTATTCTTGATAGAACCTATCGTTTACGTCTTTCCTCACAGAACAGTTATACAATCTATCCGGGATTTCAAGTCGTGAAGATAACTTTTGCCAACGACTTCCCCCGCGAAGCAAATTATGAATACCAGGAACCTGTTTGTTCCATTCCTCTACCAAGGGGGTACGAAATAGATGATCGTGATTTATCGGAATATGGTGTAGTCATTTTGAAAGGCAGTAATGCTGAAATACTGAAATCTCCGGCAGTAAAAAAGAACTTACTACAGAATTTCAAACGTCAGGATGGAGCTGTCTACGACGGTGAAATAGTGAAGTTTCAGACAAAGGAAGTTTCTTTAAAGTGCCTGATGCGGGCAACGGATATTCGAACTTTTTGGCAGAGCTATGATGCCTTACTCTATGATCTAACTAAACTGACTATGAAGACCGATAATGAAGGTTATGAATATTCCGATGCGGAGAGGGTATTATACTGTGATGGATGGAGTGAAAGTTATCCTTGCTACTATAAAGATTGCCAGACAAACAATTTTATGTTAAGAGGTGGTGTCTGGTGGGAATTTACTTTGAATCTCGTGTTTACTTGCTTCCGGATCAGAGAAACGGAGTTTTTGCTTTCATCCGAAGCGGGCGAGTTCATTATAACAGAGGACGGAGAATTTTATATTGACTTAAATTGATTGCCATGCCATTAAAAAAGAAAAGAATATCAGAATTGAATGAAGCCAGCGACATGAAAGGCTTCTACACCATCGGTTACAGGATAGTAAACGGTGTCAAAACGAGCTTGAAATTCGGGCTAGAGAAGATTCAGACGGCATTAGATAATATGCTCAAAGCTACAAGCGATGCCAAAACTGCTACTACCGATATGCGGCAATTAGAAGCTACTGTTGAAGGTAATGAATCAGCCCGTGAAACTGCTGAATCCCGTCGTAATGCTTCCGAGCAGTCGAGGCAAACGGCTGAAACCGGACGTTCTCGTGAAGAACAGGCCCGGGAAGCTGCTGAATCCGTTCGTATCACTAATGAAAATGCACGTAAGACAGCCGAAACAGGTCGTTCTTCTGCTGAAACTGCACGGGACAATGCAGAAAAGAAACGTGTTACTGACGAAGGTACACGAGAATCTAATGAGCAAGCTAGAAAGAATGCTGAAACAGTGAGAGGCAATGCTGAATCCGAACGTGTAACTAATGAGAATGCCCGCAAATCAGCTGAAAGTACGCGATCATCCGAAGAAGATAAGAGAAAGTCTGCCGAAACCGCACGTGCCACGGCTGAAACTGGACGTTCCTCTGCTGAAACGAAAAGAGCCCAGAATGAAGATGCCCGCAAATCTACCGAAGAAGCACGTGTTATAGCGGAAGGCAAGCGGGTAACTGCTGAAACTGGGCGTGTTGATACAGAAACAAAACGTGTTTCGGAGGAACAAACACGTAAAAGTAATGAAGATGCCCGTAAGACTGCCGAAACAAGCCGTTCCTCTGCTGAATCGGAACGTGTAAAGGAAGAAGATAAACGAAAAACCGCTGAAACAGGTCGTTCTACCGCTGAATCCGAACGTGCTACTGCGGAAAATAAAAGAAAAGCGGATGAAGTCATAAGAGGCAATAATGAAACTGCCCGTGTCTCTGCTGAAACTACCCGTAATCAATCTGAAACGGCTCGTATTAATGCCGAGAATGCACGCAAGACCGCCGAGGATGCTCGCGTATCTGCCGAGACTAAACGGACAACAGCCGAAACCGCACGTGCCACGGCTGAATCAGGTCGTTCCTCTGCTGAAACAATCAGAGTTCAGAATGAAGATGAGCGTAAATCTACCGAAGCAGCACGTAAAGTTGATGAGACCAACCGGGCTAAGGCGGAAGTGGAACGTGTTAAAGCGGAAGAAGCTCGTAAAGCTGAATATGGCGGCATTGTAGATGAGATGAACCAAGCTACAGAAGATGCAACTGCACAACTAGGACTTGTAAAGACGGCTACTGATAATGCAAATGCTGCAGCAACACTCGCAAATCAAAAAGCAACCTTGGCAGGTGAGAAAGCTGCCAAGGCCGATGCTGCCGCTGGTAGTGTCAATGCTGCAAAAGATGCTGCAACGACTGCAGCGAACAATGCTAATGCAGCCAAGACAGCATCGGAAGTCCAAACCGCTTTGGCTAAAAAAGCAACAGATGATGCTAATGCGGCCAAGGATGCATCTGTAATACAAACGGGTTTAGCGAAGAAGGCTACCGATGATGCGAACGCCGCTGCGATAGCTGCGAATAATGCAGTATCCGGCGTTGACGCTAAAGTACAAGCAGCTATCGACAAACTGGTAGCCGGTGCTCCGGACGCTCTTGATACACTGATTGAGTTAGCGAACGCCCTGAACAACGATCCGAATTTTGCTGCCACTATGACAACAGAGCTAGGAAAGAAACTTAATGTTTCCGATATTGTTAATAATCTGACAAGTGGAGGAACTGGTAAAGCTCTTTCTGCAGAGCAGGGAAAAGCTTTGAAAGCTGCTTTGGACTCACATAATCATGATGCAGTATATGAGAAGATTATTACCAAACTTACCGCTTTTAATAAGAATTTCGGAAGCTCTGCCGGGACCGTGTGTGAGGGAAATGATTCGCGTTTGAGTAATGCACGGCCTCCATTAGCACATGCGCATAAAGTATCTGAAATCAGTGATTTCCCTTCTTCTATGCCCGCTAGTGACGTATACTCTTGGGCGAAGGCTGCATCCAAACCAACCTATACGGCAAGCGAAGTAGGCGCTTCTCCATCAGGTCACAATCATACCGGTACATACGAACCTGCATTCACTAAAAACTCTGCCTTTAATAAGAATTTTGGTAGTGCAGAAGGGACGGTATGCCAAGGAAACGATGATCGGCTAAGTAATGCACGGCCTCCATTAGCGCATACGCATAAGGTATCTGAAATCAGTGATTTCCCCACCTCTATGCCTGCAAGTGATGTGCCGTCATGGGCGAAGGCTGCTAGTAAACCTAGTTACACAGCGAGCGAGGTTGGCGCTTCTCCTTCTAATCACAACCATGCCGGAGTATATCAACCTGCAGGTAGTTATGCGGCGTCATCGCACGGTCATAATGCGTCTGATATAACTCCTGATAGTACTCATCGCTTTGTTACCGATACGGAAAAAGAGACTTGGAACAGTAAGGCTGCAGGAAACCATAACCATGATTCTACGTATCAACCAAAGGGGGATTATGCACCTGCTTCACATAAGCATTCGGCATCTGACATCACGGATGATATCACACATAGATTTGTAACGGATTCTGAAAAGACAAATTGGAATGGTAAGGCGGCAGGAAATCACAACCACGATTCGGTATATCAAGCAAAGGGTAATTATGCGGCAGCGACACATAAGCACGGAGCGTCAGAAATAAATGAAGATGAGACACACAGGTTTATGACTGATGCTGAACGTACCAAGTTAAGCGGAATCGCTGCAGGAGCAAATAACTACACTCATCCGGATACACACCCCGCATCAATGATTGAAGAAAGCACGTCAAGAAAATTTATGACTGATGCAGAGAAAACTTTACTAAGTTCTCTCGGGACTACGTATGCTTTAGCTGATCTATCGAACGCAACAAGCAAATCTTTTGGTTCTTCGTCAAGTTATATGAAATTTAATAATGGGCTATTGATTCAGTGGGGCACGAAAACTGGAGCTATAGGATTCTCCTCATTATATTTGCCTATAAGTTTCCTCGATACAAACTATAGTGTACAACTAACAGGTGTATCGAGTTCAAAAGATGAGGTTATAGTATATTCCCCCACTGTGTATATAACTAAAACTGTATCTTCATTTCAATTTGCTACTAGATATATAGCGTCCGGAGGAGAAATAGCATGGACAGGCTGGCAGTTTACCTGGTTTGCGATTGGTCGCTGGAAATAACTTTAAAAAATAAGATATATGAAGTATTGGAAACAAGGATTCTACGACGAGCCAGTGGAAGGTTCGGTAGAAATTACAGATGAGTATTATCAGGAGTTGTTAGCTGGTCAATCAGGTGGATTGATAATAACAGAAAGTAGGAAAGGCTACCCTATTTTGGTAGAATATGAGTATGACATTGAAGAAGTGCGAAAAATGAAAATAACTGAAATACAGTCGTTTGACAAATCTGGCAATGTCAATTCTTTTAAATTACGAGCTAAAAGTATATGGTTAGATAAGTCTACACGTGTTGGATTATTTAACTCAATTTCGATTGAAAAAGAAGCGGGTAAAACAGAAACGGTATTATGGTATGATGCGGTGAAATATGTCATTCCGATACCAGATGCGCTAGATATGTTGAATACCCTTGAATTGTATGCACTAAACTGCTACAATGTTACACAATCGCACATTGCAGCAGTCAGATCATTGCAGACAATTGAGGAAATTGAAAACTATGATTATACGGTCGGTTATCCGGTGAAACTTAGCTTTCCCGGATAGCCTACATAATAGTTGTATGCTTTAATTTCTTCTTTTGTCTCTAGCTGTTGAATAGCCTTCGTATGCCTTTGTGTCGTGTTAAAACAAGCAAGGGCATACAATTCTAGCTGTTGTAAAATGTCAATAGCTCTTTCGATTGATAAGACAAACTTTGTATCACCAATCCAAATACTTGTTTCAGATCGCCCGGCTTCTTTCTCAATATTGATTGAGTTCATAAGCCCGACGCGTGTAGACTTGTTTAGCCATCCCAATACTCCGTTTATACTGAACTGATTCACTGCTTCAGATGAATCGAACAATCGTAATTCATCAAGTTTTTGCGCTCTGATTTCTTCTATAGAAGCTTCATGCACAACTAAGATCGGACATCCTTTCTTACTTTCAGCTATGAGTAACCCTGCCGATTGACCCGCTAGTAGTTGATTGTAATATTCATCCGTAATTTCTACCGAACCTTCTTGGTATTCGTCGTAGAATCCATTTTTCCAATACTTCATAATATTTGTTTTTTAGTTATTTCCAACGCCCGATCGCAAACCATGTAAAATTCCAGCCAGTCCAAACGATAGCCGGAGTTGAATTTATTCCGCGAGTGAGAACTTTACAATATGATGTATATTTACCATTAAGGTCATACCCCGGAGCATATATAAAAGATTCACTTGTATTATTTACTGCTCCAGTGAAATAAATGTTATAATCAGTATTATAGAAAGTGGTAGGAAAATATAGACTAATTGCTCCCCCCGTTGCTCCTGCTCTTGTTCCCCATTGCATTAATAAGCCATTACTATACTTGATATATCCATTTTGTCCTAAACTTTGACCAGACGATTGAATCGCATTAGTTCCGAGAGAACTTTGCCAAATAACTGCGGCAAAAATCAATACTATTTTTCTACTAAAACAATTCATAAGCAAATTGGTGTTATAATATTTTCTACTTCCATCTTCCTATTGCGATCCATCCGAATATCTCCCCAGCTTCAATTGTTGGACCTACCGAATAGACTTTGAAATAAGATATATTTTTCCCATTTATCATTTTTACTATAGAATTCATAACAGAAGAAATAGCAGTAGTTACTACAACATACGAGGTATTATAAAAACTAGTAGGAAAGTAAACTATTTGATTTACCCCATTTCCTCCAGTTCCCCACTGAATCAATAACCCATCCGGTAGCTTATAATATCCGTTCTGGGAAAGGCTTTTTGTTGACACATTGGAAAAATCTTTTAATGCGGCGTTCGTCCCGAGAGAACTTTGCCAAATTATGGTCACTAAAAGTAGTACCAATTTTCTACTAAACCCACTCATTATTATTTTCATGTTGTAATTTATTGTATCATTTCCAACGCCCAATAGCCATCCAATCAAAAGTTTCTTGTGACAACCCAGTGGTTCCTCCAGAGGCGTAATTTCTATTAATATAAAATCGACTAACTGTCTTAGTTGAATCATCGATAGGTGATGCGGAATAAACACTACTGTCAGATGAAGGCTTGTAAACAGTCGCAAATATCTTATAGAATTTATCATAAAAAGTTGCAGGCATAATTATGGCATAACTTGTGATTGAAGAACCTGAAACCTTTCCCCATTGAATTAGTAATCCATCTTCGTATTTGCGATAGCCGTTTTGTCCTAGATTTTGCGAGCTAATTTGCGCAGATTTTGTTCCGAGAGAACTTTGCCAAATTACAAGCAATAAAAGTAATACCAATTTTCTACTAAATCTCTCCATAATCAAATTGATGTTATAATATTTCTATTTTCAACGACCTATAGCTATCCAGTCAAATGAACGAGTACTACTTCCTACGGTTATACTATTATCTGCAAGTAGAAACTTTCGCATGACATTTACATAAGATGCTGATTTATTATACGGTAAAGCAGTATATAATGTCTGTCTCTTATACACATCTCCGAGCCCACGAGACTACGCTGCATCTCGTATGCCGTCTT